TCGGAAAAAGTACGCATATTTTCTTCTGGCGCGATACCAGACACCGAGATCGGCCCGAGGCCGATTGTCAAAGATATGTCAGCGGTACGAGCCGGATAAACGTGTGGCATTACGCGAACACCGTCGTAACAATCGCTTCGCCGCGCCCCCCAAGGCCGCCGGTGCCTGGAGTAAGACCAACAGCAATTGATCCGCCGCCGCCGCCACCGCCTGCTACGCCCCCATTACCACCATTGACAAGGACACCGCTGCTACCACCGGGGCCGCCGCCGCCCCCAACACCTAGGGCGTTACCATCCCCTCCGTTACTGGTGATAACTACTCCACCCGCTCCACCGCCGCCGGCCGTAATAGAGTCTCTCTTGCCACCGGCACCGCCATGACCATTAGTGGTGCCCGTGTGACCGCCGCCGCCGCCGCCGCCACCTCCGCCATAAGCACTGCTACCACCAGCGCCAGCATTGCTTGAGGAATTTATGCTGATGCCGCCTCCGCCGCCTCCACGCACTGCAAAGTAACCTGATGACCCGGCAATCGTGGCCACAGAACCGGCACCATCAAATCCAAGTCCTGGGCCGCTCAAATAAATAACCGGCATAGCCCAAACAGAGCCTCCTGCAGATCCGAGAGGAAGTGCCGTGCCTCCTACGGGGCCGCCCTTACCGCCACCAGCAAGCAATTTGACCGTCGATCCGAAGCTGGTGTCTCCACCATCGCCGCCAGCAGCAGCAGTTCCAGGGACAGTAACAGTCTCGCTCGACGCTATATCGGCTGCGCGAAACCACGCCTCCGCATAGGCGCCACCGCCACCACCGGAACCACCAAAATTGCTAGCGCTAGCAACCCCATTCCCGCCTCCACCGCCGGCACCGTACAGCTCCACATAGACCATCACTGCAAGAGGCGGCTTAGTATAAGTCCCGTTTCCAGTGAAAGTCTCAACGCGAGGAGCAATGCGCGCCCAATAGCGCGCCCACGTTGAACCATTGCTGCGGAAACAAACAACATCAAACTGATTTGACAGCCAAGCGATGTTAGTGGTGTCATCGCTATCTTTAACGATAATCTTCTTCGTGCCGCTGTCGGCCTTCGCAACGATCATCGTCGCGCCGTCGCCGGCAGTGTTAGCACCGACCAGAGTAATCGGCACGTCCGCAGACGACCCGGTGGTAACCCAGATGACTTTACCTTGATCGCCGCTGATCGTCGTATAAGCGGCCGACTTAGCGACCGTCAATGGATTGCCGAAGGCTGGAAGCTGCGATGTTGGGACTTTGCCGCCCGAGTCAAGTTGCGCAATCCCGTTTGCAGAACCCGCCATCAACTGCCCAAGCGGAACGTGCGCATTAGCATCGAGCTGTGCAACGCCGCTGGCGACACCTGCAGGCAACTGAGCCACTGGCACCTTACCGCTACCGTCAAGGTCAGCAACGCCGCTGGCCGCACCGGCATTCTTGACCGCGGCGGTACCAAGCTGAAGATTTGTACGCGCGGCCGCCTTATCGGTCAGCTCGGAAAGATTGCCTGCCGCTGACAATCCGCCGCCACCGCCAAAATTGAGTTGCGACGCTGGCACCTTGCCATCAGCACCGAGTGTCGCAACGCCGTTCGCAGCGCCGGCGGACAATACGGCAGCGCTACCAAGCCCAAGATTCCATCGCGCCTGAGAGGCAGACGAAACGTCGGAGAGATTGAAGTTGGCAACAAGAGCATTTGCCGAAACGCTGGTCGCAACTGTCTGCCAGTCAGAACCGATCCGCATTCGTAGAGTGCCACCGATCGAATTATAATACAGATCGCCGTCCTGGCACGGCGTCAAGTCCGGTCTAGTCGTCGGGTCAACGGCCAAAATCCCATAATAGAAATTATGAAAAACCGTTTCTGCGGCAAGACCGGCGCCTTCGGCAGCGTTTACCGCTGCCTGAGCCGACGTCTGGGCAAGACGCACATTCAACTGCGCGACAGTAATCGCGTCAGCGAGAGATGGTGTGATATCCGTCACGTGGGCAGTTCCTCCTGCACGTCTCGCGTTACGCCTTGTTCAAACGTGATCATGCCGCCAACGATAGGAACCATGAGCATCTCGTCTTCAGTCTGAAAACGTACGTCATAGACATACTCGCCGGTAAAGGCGCTGACATCTTCTACGGGCGCCGTCAAAGTCAGCACGCCGCCACCGCCCGATAACACTTCGCCAGAGGCAGTGGCGCCAGGGGTTGTGTGGTCAATAGGAAAAGTGTTGCCCAACGATCCTGTCGTCTTGTAAATCAGCGATAGTGTGGCCCCATCCGTCGTGTAAGTAATAGAGTAAACACAGCGCAGCAAATCGGCATCGGTCGACGCGTTCAGATACGCGAGCAAATTGGCCATTGTACCGTGAAGATCGAGTTCAATCGCCACTCCATCGGTAGCCCCAAATTCAACAACAGCGCTGCCGAAAAGAAGTGTAGCGCCTATGCTAGGATTGCTCGTGAACTCAATCTCACCGTGCGCGAACGTCTGAGCATATGTAAGGTTACCGTTCTCGGTCGACCACTCATAATGCGCGACCGAGCTTGTAACCGTCTTACGCAGCATTGCGTGCCAGTGACCGGTTGAAAAATCAATCAGGTCACACCATTTATCAAGCACAAAGATCTGCGTAAAGGTGCCGTTAGTTTGGTGAACAATGTCAAGCGGAGTCATATGCAGGGCTCAAGTGTTGTTGTAGAGAAAACCACTTAACAACCCAAAGTCATTTGCCAACACAGATAAATCCGCTGATAAAAGATCAGTAGAAATCACGCTTCCAGACGCGACAGTGAGGGGGCCGAATCCATAATTGCTAACTAACCCTCCTACTGCTGGGAGTGCCCCGCCAATCTTCATGACGACAGTCGAATTGATTGCCACGGAGGCCTGCCGACCACCGGGATGAAGCATGCAAGCAACATGCTTACCGGCGGGGACAGTGTAGCTCGTCGTTCTTGGTATCATTTTTTGATTAATTGGAACTTTTTTAGTGCTCTGATCGTACAGGAAACCAACAAGAGAGAAACCAACGAGATAAGGAGTTGGATCACTATAATTGGCCGTCAGAAGTATCGGCCCAGAATTGCCAATTACATCGCCGGCATTGAAGATAAACGGACCAATGCGGCCGAACGATCTTCCACTCCCGGACAGACCCAGCACACACACAGTGTCACCGTTCAAGGTCAGCATGGTTCCAACCGGGGAGTTGCCTACCACATACCCAGGCTCACCTGCAGACGGAAAGAGGAAGAACGAATTGCAGACTGCAAACTTACCAGCCGGAATGGTGTACGTTGTTGCACCAAGACCGGACGGCTTTATCGACGGAGTGTAGAATGGAGTCCGAGACATCAGAAACACCCTTCGGAGTTTGCGCTCGCAAGAGCGTCAGAAGCAGCCCATCCAGAAAATATCGCTATCTTGATCGGACGGTATGTTCGCGATCGCATAAGCCAAGCCGGCAGGATTAACGACCGTAACCATTGACACGCCCTCTCGGCATTCTGCCAATGTTGCATAAGCGCTACGGCCCGCCCCTGCCCCGTCGGTTTTCCACCAATCATCCGTGTCCTCAATTCCTAGCAACGACGTCGCTGGATACTGACGGAACACCCATTCGGTACCATCCCACTGCGCCAGCTCATCTCCATGGCCAGACCAAGCACCTGACGCGCCGGATGAGGGCAACAGGTAAACATCGCCTAGATCAGGCCCGCCGGGCGGCGCCGATGTCGTGCGGCTCTTGACGGCGATAAAGTACGGCCACAGCGGCCCCAAGATCGTCGCATATCTGCGCAAGCACTTCGGCGTGACGGCGAGAGTGGTGGAAGTGCCAGCTTCAGCCTCAGCGACCGTCGCAAAGATCGACCGCCAACTTCCGTCCGGCATGTGCTTGAGGAAGTCATCGGTATCGCCGACGCCGACCATGTGCTGAGTCGGCATCGCCCGCGTGTGCCAACCGTCAGCACCGGTCCATTGCGAAAGCTGCCCAGTGAGGCCCGACCAAGCGCCGGTTGCGCCGGCCGGCACCAGATAAGTGTCACCAATCGCCGGCGACGGCGGTGGCGCCGTCACAGTGGCAGAGTTGACGGCAATGAAGTAAGGCCGCAACGGCCCGGTAATGCTTTGATCCGCCGTATCACTGCCACCAGCCGGCGCAACCTGCACGTTGTAAAGCTGAAACTGGGTGCCGTCGTAGCCGATCAGAGCAAGCCCGCCAGACACAAGGTCGCCAGCAGAAAGTGCTGCACCATTGGCTCGCACGATAGACCTAGCCGTCATACCGTTGAGCGCAATGGTTGATGCGCCGCTATTGGTGTTCGAAACCGCAATCTCGCACAACAGACCGGGGGTATAGCCGGAAATACCAGGAGTGACGGCGGCAATCAGCGCGTTCGTAGAACCGGTGTCAACACCGTAGTGAACCAACGAGGCTTCGCTAATGAACTGTGCCGCCGAAGTCAAAAGCTGAAATTGCACGCCGTCGTAGACAATCAGCGCAATACCGGAAGTCGCAAGATCGCCAGCGACCAGAGGCTGACCGTTCATGCGAACAAGCGCGCGTGCCCCTAATTCTGCAACGTTGACGGTCGTCGGCCCAGTGTTCTCAACAGCGACCCTGACCTCATAAGCAAGGCCAGCGGTGTATGACGGTGGCGTCTTAAGCGGGTCAATGGCGATAGCATTAACGGCGCCATGGTCAACGGCATAGATAAAGCTCGCCCTGCGGATCGCCTGCGCAAGTTGTGTTAAATCGGCATTAACCGGATCAAGTTCAGCGTCAATGATCGCGTTGACGATCTCACGCTGCGGATACTCAGCGGCCTCTTTCGGAATGATCGACCCGAGCTTACCGGTCGACGGCACCCCGTTTTCATATGGCGCGTCAAGGTCACTAATCCCATACGGAGCATTGTATTGCATTTATGGCGTACCTTCCATCGGACTCAACTCCGCGAGGTGCAACTCCCAAGCCAGCTCCACGTGCGCGGGCTTGAGCCGCTCAAACAAACACTGCAGGTCAGTAGTAAGACCAATTTCAAGATGGTGGTCAACGCCGACCTCGCCACCCCCGCCTCCGCACCTGAACCACGTCAGCCTTGGCTTTCCGACACCGATCGTCCAGTAGAAACGGATCGTCGCCGGGCCAAGCTCCCAACGAGGGTGACCGCTGTCCGTGAGATCTGTGGTATCGCCGCAGCGGCTGATGCCGCAAACATACGGCGAATGCTCGACGACTTGTATCTCGATACCAAAATAGTCTGCGGTATCGAAGAAGAACTGGCGGCTTTGCCCGCCCTGAAGCGTAACGCGATGCACGAGCAAACGGTGCCGGTCAGAGAGCGTAAGCGGCTCGGCCACGCATTCGTCCGGTAGCCCAAAGTTGCGCTCCCAATCACCGAGCAACTCCATTGTCGCGCGCGGGTCGGTCTCACGCACCAATAAATCATCGGCACGCCCATCCACGTCGCCCCAGATCTGGGACGAGCCTTCCACCCACTTCATTAAATTAGATTCGGCATCCCATGTCGGCCACGCCTGCCCCTCGGGTAACAAATGAACCACCGCAGGGATATAATCGTCACCGCTGCGCCGGACATGGCGATCATAAGTAACAACATCAAAACGCTGCTCGGGCACAACGACGGCGGGCAACCAAGTAATCGGCAGCGCGCCAGCGATGGCGTCATAACGCCCCCACGCCAGAGAAACCGTCATGGCGACGCTGTAATATTCCCGAGCACCGCAATATGACCTGGGCTCGGCATAGGATGGTCGTCCATAATTAACGTGAAATGCTGCACGCCGGACGTTGTCGAAACCGCTTCAGAAACCCAAGCGGCATAAATCGTTTGAGCTTCTTGCGCAATGCCGTCCTTAGCGTAAGCCGGAGCGGCTCTTCGCAGCATCATGGCCTCAACGTTGCTCTCAATCAACGCCAATACGCTGGCGTCATTGGGTTCAAGATCAACTAGCGTGAACGATACCGGCTCGCGCAGTGGCGACACTACGAACGTATCGATGGCTGTGACCGGCCGCTGTCTATCAATCCATGCTTGAACCCGGTCAACGTCCTCGACGCCCGGAAACCCCTCTTGCTCAGCACGTAAGTCGTCCATCATGAAGCGAACAGTCACGGTGCCGATGCCCATCTCTTTCGGACTGCACCATGCACGCGTGACGCCAGGAAAGGCCAACGCCCACTGAACGTAATCATCAGCGTCCCCGCCCATCGGTGGGTTTCTGATACGCTCAAGCACGCGCACGCGAAGCTCGTCGTCAGTCTCTTGATCCGTACCGCCGGCTAAGTTGACGACAGTAGCAGTGCTGTCGACACCTGCGACTGCTGTAACAGTGAACAGCGTATCGCCAGAATCGAGGTTGCCGATCGAGCCTGTATCAATTGCGGTTACGGGAACGACAGTTTCTGCATCACCAATCACAGCATCGACCGTCGTTCGATAGAGTACACCCGTTCCAACCGTACCGACGCGTAGGTCAGTGTCGATTGGCAGGATCGTCCCCTCTATGCCGGTGAACAGCGCATACCCGGAAGCAGGAGTTGGAGCCTTACGCCCCTTGGTCCCATCGGCATTGACCAGCCAGATATTGCCCTGACGGTCAAGCCATTCAGTCTCAGCACGATCCGGCATGACCTGATCTGCGAGCCAGTCGAGGTATTGCAAATTCAAATGCGCCAAACCAGACTGCGCATCCGAAACAATGCGCGTAATACTGTTCGGCACCAGCGCCACGTTGAGACGCGACGAAATATAATCCTTGGTTCGTCGCCGAACCTCCGCGAGACTAGGAGTGGCCCACGCCATCAGCAGCTCTTTCTATGCGTTGTATAGCGCAATGCTGGTGCATTCTGCATAATTCCCAGAGTTAGAATTGGTGATAGTCCAGCGCCAGTATCGATACGTTTCGGGCGACGCCAAATCGTAGAAATGTATCTCTCCCGCAAGCGCCGGAGTATCGGTTCTCGAATCAACGTCGACCCAATCAGTACCGTTGTCGCTTCCGCTCAGCGTCCACTCCGTCCACTGATGATAGGCTATGACTGATCTGGCCTGCACGGAATACCGCGAAACGGTCTGGCTGATCCCCAAATCAATCTTGATCCACTCCGGCAGCATACCTGTACCCGAATTCCAGAACGTATTCGGCGAAGAATCAAACGCACGGTACGCCTCATAGCCGCCAGGATAAACAGACAACGCAGACGCCACATATGGGGTAGGCGCAGAGTCGCTCGTCATGTTGTTTGGAGATACGGGCGTCGACGACGCCCCGAGCAACAGGAGGGCCTCGCCCAACCGCGTAACAAATTGGGCAGGCATTATTCCAACCGTATTAGGCGACACATTGACGAGACAGGTGCCATTGTTGGCATTGACGAAATTTATGTTGAAGGCAACCGAGTGCGCACTCATCAGCGGCTCGTCGTCAGCCTTCCAGAACCAAGCGGTCGGGCCACCGAGCGAGAAACACATCTCGCACGGGGCAGTATTGCCGCCCGGTGGATATTCGGTTTCATACTCAATGATGTCCGATTCAGTGAAACTGTACGTATGCGAATTGTCAACGATGATGATGCCGGGCGACACGCTGCGGATAAAGGCGTTCCGTTGAGTCGATGAATCCCAAGGGTAGGCATCGCCGTACAATGTAAAAGTCGAGTCCAGCCAGATTGACGCGATTGGAGCATACCTGGTCAACACTTCGGTAATCTGCGATTCAGTAAACGCTCGATATGCTGCCTTACGTGCTGCTGGGCTTCCGCCGGAATGCGCATAAGTGAAATCCGTATCACCGATGCTGAAGTAGAAGCACGGAAGAATCCCCCTTATCCGAAACTCGTTGCAGAATATCTGCGTAACATCGGGATTTCCGTTCGCCGCATACCAAGACGAACTGGCAATTCCGCGCGTCGTCGTGGCGGTCGGCCACAAACAAAAACCGTCGCGGTGCTTGATAGTCAACACCGCATAAGTGCAACCGAAGTCTGCTGCAACGGTAGCCCACTGTTCAATGTCCATCCCTGACGGGTTGAACGTATCAGACAGATAAACACGTGGATCGACAAACTCCGTACCGACAAAAGTTGCCATACTCCAGTGGATAAACATGCCACGCTGAAGATCAACATATGCCTGCGCATCGGCAAGCAACGGGGGCACTGTCGTCACCGAAACATTGGCACTCAGCCTAGCAGCGCCAGTAAGTCTAGCACCAGAAGGCGGTTTCCTAGGAGTGGCCCATGTCATCAGCAGATCTTTCTATGCGTTGTATAGTGCAATGCTGGCACATTCTGCATAAGTCCCAGAATTAGAGTTGGTAATAGTCCATCGCCAGTAACGATACGTTTCAGGCGACGCCAAATCGTAGAAACGCGTCTCTCCGGCAGCGCCAGCGCTGTCGGTCCTAGTATCGACTGTCGTCCAACTAGAGCCGTTATCGCTGCCATCCAATGTCCACGCCGTCCACTGATGGTAGGCAACTCCTGTTCTAGTCTGCACAGAGTAATTCGAAACAGTCTGACTGCTTCCAAGGTCGATCTGAATCCACTCCGGCAACGCACCAACACTTGAACTCCAAATGGTCGCCGAAGAATCAAAAGCGTTAAAGGCTTCGTAACCGCCAGGATAGGCGGAGGACGCGGATGCCACAAACGGCGCAGGCGCAGAGTTGCTGGTCATGTTGTTTGGAGATATGAGGGTCGCGCCACCTCCGAGCAACAAGAATGTCTCGTCAAGCCGCGTAATGAATTGAGCGGGGATCACTCCAACAGCATTAGGCGATACATTGACTAGGCTAGAACAGTTATTGGCATTGGCAAAAATGATGGTGCTGGCAATCGAATCAGCAGACGCTAGCGCCTCGTTATCGGCTTTCCAGAACCAAGCATAAGGCCCGCCAATCGAGAAACACATCTCAGCAGCATTAGTGTTACCGCCGGGCGGCCCAGCACTCTCGTATTCGAGCACATCCGACGATGCGAAGCTTCCCAAATAGTTATTGTCGATAATGATAATGCCAGGGCTCACGCTTCGAATGAATGCATTCCGTTCTTCAGCCGATGCCCAAGGAAGCCATGTATTGCCGAACCATGGATAAGTCGAGTCCAACCAGATCGCTCCAATCTGACCGTATCGAGTCAATAGCTCAGTGATCTGCGCCTCGGCAAACGCCTTGTACTGCGCACTCGTCCAGCCTGGATTCTGGTAAACCCAGTAGGTATCCAAGACGCTAAAATAGAAGAACGGTAAAATTCCAGCCGCACGGAACGCATCGACATACTCTTGCGTGATGTCGCGCTCGCTGTTGTTCGTGTACCAAGCCGTATTGACAAGCCCCCTCGTAGTCGTGTCCGTCGGCCACAAGGTAAACCCGTCCTGATGCTTGACCGTCAGCACCGCATAGGTGCAGCCGAAGTCCGAAGCCACCTGCGCCCACTGCGTGATGTCCAACCCAGTTGGGTTGAAAGTGTCTATCGGCCACGCAGAAGCGTCCAAGAACTCCGTTCCAACGTAGGTAGCAAAATTCCAAGTCAAGAACATACCGCGCTGTAAATCAGTGTAGGCTTGCCCATTGGCGAGCAGAGGAGCCACCGTCGCCACCGAGGCGTTAGCATTCAGTCCACCAGCACCCGCGAGAATTGCGCTCGTGGTAGACGAAGTCCGCAGCGTAGCAGCAGCGCTCAGCCCCGCCGCGCCCGCAAGTCTTGCACTGGCATGAGCAAACGGTATCGATGCATTAGCAAGCAACCGGCCTTCACCAGAGAGCATTGCGCCGGGCGGACCAGAAGGCGGCGACTTCTTAGGCGGCTTCTTCGCCGTTACAGACATTGTATCAGGCTGAAGAGGAACAGGAGCAGGCACGAGCCTCGGAGGCCGCGCAATAACGCCTTTCCCGATCTCGTCCCACAAATAGGCGAACCTGAGGTTAACCGCCGGCGCACCAGAACGAGAGAAGACGATCAGTACATCAATCCGCTCGCTGGTCACCTGCTCAACTGTTACCGTGAACTCTGAAACGATGCCGACATCAACAAAAGGCTGCATCGCCTCACGTACGAAATTCTCGGCCTTGACCGTCGTTGCACCAAATCGGTAACCGGAGCCGCGGATAGCATCTCGCCGCATCTCCCACAGCCGCGTACCGAGTGCCCAGCCCTTCCAAATCTCCGCGTCCATGTCGCCCCACCAACCTCGACGATTGCTGTCGAGATTGTCCGGCAACTCGTCACTGGCGTCAGCCAGCCGGTCGGAGCCAAGCGCTACCATGATCGCAGTGGCCAGAGCCTGAGTCTCATCGATGACGCCATCGCTAACACGCCAGTCGACAGTCACCTCATAGCTCGGCGCCAAAGGAGCAGCCTGAGGCGTCTCAACCCAACCCGGTGCCGCCCAGTCTGCAAACGCATCCGGGACAGAAACTTGCACTGTGCCACGCGGAAAGCGCGCGCTTTGTTTCAGCCGGACGTCGGGTATATTCGCCTCCACTCGAAAACTTGTCGCCAAGCGCCATCCTGGTGACCAACAACCTCGACCAACTCATACATCTCGTCACCGGCGAAATAATACTGACCGAGTGCGTGCTCGATCACCACACGATTACGAGGCGCCTCCGAATTGACGATCGCGTACTTCATCCCTTGCTCGAAGGATCCGGCTTCTTGTGAGAGTAGTCCTTCACTACCCAAGGCTTGGTCACGAACGGCTTACCGGCGTCCTTGTCGACCCACGCAACAAGGTCTTTAGAAGCGAAGATCGCGACGTGCTTGTCATCAACCAACGTGTAAAGACCTTTTGTGTTATCGTGCAGAAGGTGCTTGGCAGCCTTGCGGAAGACGCCGTCCTTCTCCGCGAATATCTCAGCTGACGGATCCTCGCCCTGATGCTTGTATTTCTGCTGCTGTTGCTGACCACCGGCGCCTGCCTCACCACCACCACCGCCACCACCACCACCGCCACCACCTCCGCCACCATGCATCGGAAGCGGCTGCAGCTTGCGCTCTTGTTTCTTCTTGGTCACGTGCCTGATCGATGCGCGATGATCGTTAGCGTCGTCGCCACTACCACCAGCAAGCACATACGAACCAGTCTTAGGATCGATGAATGTGCCGATGCCTCCAGAGCTATACTGAAAACTCGAACCTTCGGGCATTTGATAAGGAGTGTGACGAGGATCTTCTACACCGCTGACGATCTGATGACTCGGGTTCCCACCGTGCGATGTCGAGAACCCGCTTGGTCCCCATCCCTCGCTGCCTTCACCGGTACCAGGCGCATGAGGAACACTTCGGAATCCATAGTCTTGCGCGCGTTCAGTGTGCGCCATTCCAGAGTCCTTCGTTCCAGAACCCTCGAATTGCTGGATCATATACTTGTCGTCGTAAGACCCCTTGAACATGACGCGGCTGAAATTCAAAACAGCGCGATGAGCGGTTGCTCTCGGGGTCATCTTCATGCTACGTCTCCTTTAAGGACCGCTGTTAGGCCAACACGCCCTTGAAACCCGATCTGGTATTGCCTGATAGCGGTCCCGCCTATCACCTAGTCGGTCCTGCATTCCTGGCTGCCACTGCAGCGTCAATCGCTGACAGAACAACGCCCTGGCCACCGTAATTGGTATTAGGACCTCGCGCCCCTAAATTTATCGGCTGACGTCGGTCCCAATACGGTGTCAAAGCCGTCTTGCTCGCCAATTCAAGCGTAGTGGTCGACCCTGCCTCGGACTGCTCGAAAACGACCACCCTTGCCCACAAGGGGCTAGAGTCCATTCCCAGCATCGGCGAGATCACCGTGTAAGGATTGCGGATCCAGTACAGCGCTCCGTCCGACTCCCACCAAGAATAGACCTTGATCGTGCAATGCACGGCATCCTCGCCGCGCTCAAGATGCTCGTGATCAGCGCGCCCCTGTGCAGTCTGTTGAGTGCCAGGGTCCTCGGCGGCCACTGCAAGATAGCGAGGCTTCGCCGTCTCAGGCAACGAACCATCGATCGCCTTGCCTTCGACTTCAGCGGCTTCCTTACCTGAAACCTCGTCGCGGGCGGGCCTCTGTTGCTTGACGTGAACAAGCTCCATCCAATGGCGCGAGTCGATCACA